GCTTGCCGATGATAGCCGTAGGAGAACGCAGCCCTCTCGAAGTTGCGGAACGCGTCGCTGTCGAGTGACTCAACGGTTTTGATATCCAGCGCATATGGGTGAAACTCGCTGATGTCGCAGCCGCATGGAGCAAACCAGTCCGTCCGACATTGCAGAGCGCCCAGTGCGTTCGGCTGCACTTTGCGCCAAGTCATCTCTGGCGTTCCTTCCGCGAGTAGCCGCGACGCGATTGGATGCGCCGCCACCGCCTCGCGCATCGCCACGACCTGCGCCATCTCGTCGTGGTCGAGCAAGGTCTTGTCCGCGTGCTGTGCGGAGAACTCGGCGAACTGGATCTTGCCCTCTTTCGTGCGCCGGTCGCAGTCCGGTTTCAAAATGTAGCGCGAGGCGAATTCCTTTTCTTCGAGCACCGCGCAATGCACCGCTGAGCCGAGTCGGAAAGCGCCGGTGTCCTCGGGTGGCGCCAGAGTCTTGGCCACGTATTTCTTGAAGTAGAGCGCCGGCCGCCTGCGGTAGCACTCCAGCTTGCTGTGACTGATCGCCGGGTTGGCGTGGTATTGTTCGATGGTCTCGGCGCTCATTGTTTGCCCTCCCGTGCGGCGAGCATCGCGTCGGCTTCTCTGTAAGCTATTTTAGCTAACTCGATTGGAGCGAGATCGCAGGTAGGGTCAGCTAGTGCACCCGCCAACGCCTGCCCTGCGAAGTAGTCGCGTAGGCTCATGCCGTTTTCGGAACCGTCACCGGGCGGAAACGCCGGCCCCCCGTCGTTGATCGGCGTGCTCATGACTGCACCTCCAGTCCCAGCTTCGATTGCAGCGGATCGATCTCCGTCTCGCTCTCGTCTTTGTATCGGACCGACCACGCAATCTTCACGCCGACCTTCGGCGCTTGCGCGAGGCTGTCCCACTCGACGGTGAACGAGGCTTTCGCCTTCGGCTCCGTCTGGTCCTCGTCCTCGATGAATCCGTCCTGCGCCGCTTTCGCGATGCTGCGGAAGTTGGTTTCGAGCAGCGCGCGGAATTGCTCCGTTGCCGCGTTGATGATGGCTGTCTGTTTTGTGTCGTTGTCGTTGCTCATGTGTTTTTGCTCCTTCGTGAGTCCCAGAAATGTGCCGCGCCTTTTTCGATGTCGCGCCGCCCGATGAATCGCCCGCGACTGTCCACCGCCTCGCCGAGTTTGTTTCGGCTGTAAGTCGTCTCGTTCACGACGTGCTCGCGCTTCGGCTTGGCAATCGTGTTGTGCACGTCCTTGCGGCGCGTCGGAATTCCTGCTGTGCGTTGTCGTGGCATTAGTTGTTGATCGCTTCGCTCAGTCCGCCCGCGAGCTTCTCAGCCAGCGGCGTGACGTTGATCTCTGCTGGGATGTCCCGCGCTTCTTCGGCGGTGCGCAGTCCCTTGAGGATGTCGCCGAACTGGTCACGCAGCAGGAATCCGCGTGCGCGGAATTTGCACATCCGCTTGGGGTAGTCGGTCCATGGTCCGGCCTTGCCCCAGAGCTTCGCGGCCTTGGCGTCGCCCATCGTGAACGTCTCCGAGGCTGCATCGAATCCTTTGCGCTGCACCGTGACGGTGAAACCGTGCGAGTCCTTGCCCGGCTCGCCGACCTCCTGCTCTTTGTAGCTCACGAGCTGCCCGCTGGAGCGAACCAGCGCCAGCGCGGCGTCGCCGTAGATTGCCGGGCGACCGTTAATCACGGCCATGTTTTGCAGCGCAGCCATCGGCGTCAGCCCGATCTCCATCCCAAACTGGATGGCAATCATTACGCTCTCGGGTTTCTCCATGCCCTTCGGTGCCCAGCCCGATGCGACAACGGCCCGGGCGAAGCGGAAAGCTTCGTCGATTGATTGGAGCTGCACGCCGTGTTGGCCGAACTGAATCGGTGCTTTGGTAGCGGTCTCTGCGACCGCGATCTCGTTTGTTTTTACGTTGTCCATGTTAGTGTATCGTGTGTGTGTTTCGTGTGTCCCGCCGGTCGTCGTTGGCCGGCGGGTTTTCCTTTTGGGGAAATAGTTGCTGGCGTATTTTCGCACCGCCACCAGCGGCGTCGTAGGGTTCTGGTTTACGTCGATACCGGCGACAAAGATCAGAACGGCACGTTCTCGCCGTCGTCTGCCGGCTGCGTCGCCAGCACGATTGGAGCGCCGCTCTTGCGCTGATGCCAGAGCGTGCGGCACGCGTTCTTGAGAAGCGTGTCGGCCTCGCGCGGAGCGAACGGCGTCCCGTCCTTCTTGAGCTGCGCCGGGCGCTCGGTGCCATACCAGAGCAGTTGTTTGTCGGTCAGCGAGCTAAGCGGCGTCCCGGTGTTCTTGCCGAAGTGGACCTCCACACTGCCCGCGTCCGCGATTGCAATCGCCGGGAGTGGCAGAGTGTCCGGCGTCGCGGTCGTTGCGGTTGCAGTCGTCAGGCTGGGCATCGGCTTCGGCTTTTCGAGAGCCTCACGAATGGCGCGAAGTTCGGTTAAGAGTGAGAGATGTTGTTCGTTGGTCATAAAATTAGATCGTGCCTTTCATGGCGGCGAGTGCGTGCCGAGCGCGGCTCTGCGCCCATGCTTGAAAGCTATCGCTCATGTCGCCCCATGTGTGAGGCTTGGCGTTGGCGATGTTTGCAAGCTCAGCCTCGGCTTTCTCGGCGCGGGCGATGGCTTCATTGCACCGAGGCTCTTGTCGCTGGATGATTTTATATCGGTGCTGCGAAAGAAACTCACAATCAGCGATTCGTTTATTCGCGGCGGCGAGTTCGCGTTCGAGGGTGCGAGCGACCTCCGCCGAAACGTATTGCTCATTTGGTGGGCCAGAGTCGTTGCCTGCTGGCCTGACCCACTCAAGGGCGGCATCCGTTCTAGGCGTCGGCGCGAGGGTGGGCGTGGGCGTGCCAGCAAACGGCTTGGGCCATTCGGGTGTGCCCGCGTGGGGCGTGGGTTGGTCGGGTGGGTTCATTTTGAAAGCGCCTTGACGCGCACGCCGTAGCTCTTGGTCGCTGGCTTGAGGTGACCTTTGGGTCCGCCGTTGTGCACGCGAGCGAGCGTCTCGACATCGCCCGCCTTCCATGCTGCCGGAGCGTAGCGCTTGAGGTAGGCGGTCGCCACCCGCTTGGAATAAGCGAGGTCCGCCACTCGGCTGTAATCGCCAGCCACGCGTGAGTCCGCGTGATATGCGCGATGAATCTGAAGCGGTCCGAGCGCCTTGCCGTTGTCGCCGAGGATTGGCCCGGTGCGGCCGCTCGTCTCGACTACGTGCAGAGCGCGGAAGAAGCTATCAGGTGGCGCTGCGTGCGCGGTTGCGCAGAGCGCGAGGAGGAGGAGCGTGGATTTCATTTCGAGAGTTTCGCTGCGTTGCGCTTCGCCGCTGCAATCTGCTTCGCCGTGCAGCCCGCGCCGATGCTTTCAGCGAGAGCGATTGCGCGGTCAGCGCGTGCTTGATCGGGTGCGGTGATCGCGAGGATCAGCGCTTGGGTAAGAGCGGTGGTCGGGCTCATGCGCGGAAGATCGGAGCCATCGAGTATTTGCCGAGCGCAAAAACGTATTCGCCTTGGTCGTCGGTCATTACCTTTTTGCGGCTCACGTTGCCCTGCGCTTTAAGGGTGACGAAGGAGCCTTTGCGCTCGATCACTTCCACCGAAAAGATGCAATCGTAATCGCAAACGCTGCGAGCCTTGAGGGTTTGTCCTGCTTGAATCGTGTTGGTCATTTTTGATTTTGTCGTCCGGTTAATTTCTCCGATGCGAAAACTCTACACATCCGCCCCGCGATGTGAAGAAAAATGTGCGCGAAGTATCGCACGCAATCCGTGCGCGTTGATAATCAACGACTTACGTCTGAACAAAAAACAGACTCAGCGCGGAATCACTGCACGAAATGAATCGTGAAGCGCCGCCCGCCGTCGCTGATGTTGGAGCCGTCGATGGTCTCAACTTTGAACACGGTGGCGTTGGTCGTGTTGCCCGCTGCTGGGTAATCGTGCGCGATCAGTAAGTTGTTCGCCGGGTCCACGCACTGCGCGAGAACGTAGTCCTGCACCGTCCCGAGGCTGTGCGTGAAAGTGAAAGTTGTGCTCGCGGCGCCGACGCTTGTGAACGTCTCGACGTGCGAGAAACGATTTATGCCGAGGTTGGCGCGAGCGGCGGACGCCGTGCTGGCTCCCGTTCCGCCGTCCGCAATCGCGATGTCACTGATGCCGGCGACGGTGCCGCCGCTGATGTTCACGGCGTTAGCGTCTTGATTCGTCATCGTGCCTGCCGGCAAACCCTGCACGGATGCTGTGCTGGTCCCGCCGCCTGCCCAGATTGAAAAGTTCCCAGTGGCGTCTAAAGATCGAACACGAAGGTATCGTGCCGAGGTAGTTGGGCTTCCTATGACAATCTCAGGTATCGCAACAAAGCTTTTGACTGCAGCATCTGCGGCTGCGTCCGTATCGGTTGCGGTCAATGCCACCTCGTAACCAATCACGTCTCTATCTGCTGGAGGCGTCCAGTTTACGCGAGTGCTGAAGCCTAATGCTCCAGAAAAGAAAATAGGCTCACGCGCATAATTTGCGTCATTTCCTGCGATGTATGTAACGCTTGTTGGTGGATTCGGTGCCGTCGTTTTGCTCGGAGCAAGTTGCGTCGGACCGGTCACCACGGCGCTTCCGATCCCGAACGCGGAGAACGCCTGCACCGCGATCTCGTAGCTGACGGCCGGCGTGAGGTCGTCAATCGATGACGTGCCGCCGCCCGTGCTGCGCTGATCTGCGACGATGAAACCGGTCTGGCCGCTCTTGCGATAGAGCACGTTCATGACGGCCGTGCGCGTCGTGAACGCTGGCACGCTGACAACGATCTGAGCGAACACCGTCCCGTCGCTCGAAAGGTAGGTCGTCGTTGAGGCGACCGTCGGCGCCGCCGGATCAACGGGCGGCGTCGGATCGGTCTGCCCGGCGACGACTGCGACCGCGGTGGCGCTCGCTGTGGCGCTCTTCGCGCTCTGATTCTCCACCCGGTCGTAAGCCGTAATCCAATAAAAATATTGCTGATTGAGCGTCAGGCTCACGTCCACAAATCGGCTCGCCCGCGTCTGTGCGATCTCGGTTGCCGCGCCGGGGTCGTTAGACGTGTTGCGATAAACGCCATACTCGCCGAGGTCCGCGTCGGTGTTGTCGTTCCAATCCAGCGAAATGATTTGGCCGGTGCCTGCGATTGCGGTTAATCCGGTTGGTGTTGCCGGCGGCGTCGTGTCCTGCGCGACGGTAATCGACCCGGCGGTGTAGGTCGTCGAAATCCCAAAATAGCTCTCGCCGTAAATGCGCACGTTGTAGTTCGTTCCGATCTTCACGTCGGACGAAATAAAGTCTTCGGTCTGCGCGCCCTCGACCGTGTTCCACGTCAGGTATGTCGTGCTTGTGCTTGGCTTGTATTCGATGACAACCGACCCGCCCGACTGGATGAACTCGACCGCCGGCGGCGTCCAGCCGACCCGAATCCGTGGCAGGATCGTGCCATCGGCCTGCACAAGTTGAGTCGTTCCGTCAGCCGTGAGCGAAAGGTTCGTCGGCGCGCCGAGCGTGAACGGGTCGGGCAACGTGGTGTTGGGCGAGTCTGGCACGGCGATTTGATCGCCGACGGCCCACGAGTAAACCGACGACGCGGTCTCCCGCAGAGTCATGTCGATGAACACCTGAGGCGGCGTCCCGTCGCTGGCGAAATTCCACTCCATCACTTCGAAGACCTTGGACGACCAGCCGAGTTTTTCGTTGGTAATCATGACCGTGTCACCGGCCCTGACCTGCATCGCCTCAAGGCGGAAGCGTGCCGAGAACGTGATTTCCTCGCGAGCGCGGCGCAGTTCGAGCACGGCGAGCCGTTGAGCGCAGCTAGGCGAGGTGGTGAACGGGAGCACGACGTCGCGGAAGAAGACGTTGTTATTGTCCGCCGTGACGTAGGTGGCCGAGCTGATCGTCGGGAAGTCCGTCACCTGCCAGTTGTTCGTCTCGCTGACATAGACGCCCTTCACCGAGTTGACGCGGTCGCGTGCACTCGTCCGCGTCTGCACGTTGAGCGGCCCGACGAAATGCTTCTCGGTGAGCGTAACGGTCGGAATCCGGTAGGCTGACGCATACGGCACGATCCGGCCGCCCGTGTAAGCGATCAGCCCGCCCATTGCCGAGAGCAGCTTGCCGATGTTCTCGTCGGGCGATGCGCTCGTCACGATCACGCCGTTGGCCTCATAGCGGTTCTCGTTGACGACGGGCGAGAGCGGAAGGATTTGAACCTGTTCTTCGCAGATGGTTGCAGCGACGCCGAAAGCGGTATCGTCCACCTCGGCGGCGGTCATGCCCATGCCGAGCGACGTGTCGGTCAGGTAGTCGCGCAAGCAAAGCGCGGCGTTTGCGGAATAGGCGGTTGTCGCCGTGCGCGGATCGAGCACCTTCTTGCCGCGAATGACAGCGCTGATGTTGGGAATACCGCTAGGGAATTTCTCGGCGTCCCACGTCAGACGCACGTAGAGGTAGGCGATGCCGCGCAGGCGATGGTGCTCCGTCCATTTTCCATCGGTCAGGCTCGCGGTGTCGTCTTCCAAGTCTTCATCGACCGTCTGATAAGTCTCGCCGAGATGCTTGTTGATGCGCGCGACGCCGTTGTAGAAACCTTGAGGCACGTTGCTGACCAGCGGCACCAACTCGTCATTGAAATACACCTCGTCAATCGCTTGAATCTCGTGGCCGGCGAGCGTGACGACAATGTGAAGGAACTGATTTTTGTCTCCCGTCGTGCTGAGATAAACGATGGTCCCGCTGACGCGGGTTTTGCCGTAAACAATCGTCCGCGCCGATATCGGCGACCGAACCATTTGCGAACGGTCCGAGAGGGACGAATCGGCAAAGCTCGGCATCTTTGGCGCGAGCAGTTTGGACGCGGCCATTGAACCGCCGATAACCGCAGTGAAAGCGACGATGTATCCGATTGCAGTCGCAATCGCTGCCGATGTGACGCCAACGGTTAGTGCTGCGCTCGCGACTGCGTAGGCGATAGCGTAAATGATTCCTTGTGGCATGTTAGATTTTCCAGAAACGCGTTTCCGCGCCGTCGTTTAAGTCAGCGAATAAAAGCCCATCCTTCCCGACATAAGCGATTTTCGAGCCTATCACGATCGTCATCGTCTCGCCGTTGCCACAATCACGCACCGCGATGTCTCCCCGAGCAGCGAATCCTTGGCCGATTGGCTTGAATCCTAGAGGCTCCATATGCGCTTGGATAGTTCCGATCAGGCCGCCGTGTTTTTCGAGCACGCGCACGCCAGAAAGCGCGCTGTTGTAGGTGCCGCGCAGACGCGCCGCTGGGTCGATTCCGGTGCAAAGCTCAATCCAGTTCGCCCCAAATAGGCAGCAATCGTTTAAGCCCCACGCGAAAGGTTGATAGCGCCGCGCCTCGATAAATTGCGCCAGCAGGTCCGGCCAGTTGTCGCGGCGTGCTGGCATGGTCACATGTATGAGGTGGCCTCGGTCTCTCCGCCGCCCTCGCGCACCGGCGCCGCAAGCTTCGCGTTGCCCCAGTAAATTTGTTTTTCTTGGATTGCGGTCACGAACTCCAAGCCAAGATCGCCCGGCGTGCCGGGTCCGGGTGGATAAAGGTTCTGCTGCTCTTCGTGCGTGTAACGCACCTCCCGCGGCCGCCGAAAGTCCACGAGCTTGTTCTCCGCGCTCATGATAATCGTCGCGTTCTGACCGTCGTCGTTGACAGACATAACATCCATGCGGCCGGCAAAGATCGTGACGGGCGAGGAGACAATGGAGCCGGTCGCGTCGAGTGCGCCGAAAAGGACGCTGCACTCCTTTCCTTGGTAGTTCTCGGTGAGCGCAAGCGAGACGTATGCGCTAGGAATTCCCGAGAGCTGGAAGTTGATTCCCCGCGCCGAGAGGTCGGTCGTCTCTTCGACCGGCGAGATTGTCCCGAGCGTTCCGATGCCCTGATACGTCACTGCGCCGACCGTAATCGTCCCGTAACCGCTCCAAAGCCGGACCGGCGTCGAGAACGAGAACGACGCGAGCAAGATCGGCGAGAGCTGCGACGCGCTGACCTCGGTGACCATGTTGGCCGAGAGCGAGCGGCCTGCGGTGGTGATGCTCATGACTCGACGTCCTCGATGATCGCAAAGCCGACGCCGTAAATGCTCGCCTCTCCGATTGCCCACTCGGTGCTCGGTGATGCTAGGCGGAAGACGCCTTGAGCGCGAGCGGCGTTGCCGGTCCTGCCGTAGATGATAGACGTGCCGCCCGCGTAGCTTTTGCGGAGTGCTGGAAAAACGTCCACGCTCGACGACGACGTCGATTCCACGACCTTGTAAAGCGAGGTCGAGATTTGCAGCCAATCGCCAACGGCGAATTGCCCGCTCGCTCCGCTGATCCCGAGCGTCGTGCCGTTCGCGGTCGCGCTGGAAACGGCGAGGTTCCCGGTGACGCCGCCTCGGTTTAACGGGTTCGCGTAGTCTTGAAAGTAGAACGTGCCGCGCTGCGCCTTGAGCAGAAAGGCGACGATCTCCTCGGCGTCCGCACGCTTCATCGGCGGACAATCGACCGAGCCGAGCCACGCTTGCCCCGGCCAGTTGTATTGCTGGGTCTGCAACGTGAAGGGCGAGGTGTTGCGCGAGGTCGCAGAGACGCCCGTAAACGACAAGCGCGAGAGATTGAACGGACTCGGCGGCGTGAGTGGATAGGTGATGGCCATGACGTTTAAGCGAAGGCTGCACGGTAGCCGCCGCCGCGTCGAACCATGTCTGGGATCTCGGCCTTGAGCCGGCGCCGCTCTTGTTCGAGGATCGGAGCAAGTTCGGCGCGCGAGACGCCGGCCGCGATGTTGTAGTTTACCGTGACGCTGCCGCTGCCGGATCCGCTGCCGCCGCCCATCTTGTTATTCGGCACGATGGTGCCCGAGGCGTGCGGAACGAACAGCTCTGGTCCTTGCTCGCCGACGACGTAAGAGGAGCCTGCGCTGACCGGCCCGCCATCGGCCATGAAACCGGCAAAGCCTTTGCCTTGCAGAACTCCGGTAACTCCTGCCGCGAGGCGTTGCGTGACCATTTGCTGAAACACCAGCCGCACCAAATCGCGACCGAGCGAACGGACAACCTCGCTTAGTTTTTGACCGCTCAAGATTGCGTCCTCGAAGCCTTGGGCGATCATGCTGCCAGCGTCGTTGCTCATTTGCGCGAGTTGAGACATTGCAGGAATCGTTTTGTTTGCCGTTTCGTTCACCATACTGAGGCGCGATGCCATGTCCTCAGCATCTCCTGATGTCGCTGCAAATGCTGCGCCGGCTTCGCCGGTCAGACGAATCATCGTCTCGGTGTCTATGGTGTCAGATGCGTGCAATAAATCGATGCGCTCAAGTGCAGCGACGTATTTTTCCATCGGAGTCATGACGGACTCACTCAACGATTTGCCTAGCTGTCTTTGAGCTTCCGTCTGCGTTGTAACTGATTGGGTTACGCTGTCTATGGTATCACCGAGTTTTTGTTGAAATACTTGTTCAATTTGAACTCGTTCTTTAGCGGATTGCAACGCGTCTGCTTCAGCAACTTCTCGCTCAACACGATTTGCTGCGGCCCTGTCCCGAATAACTTTTTCCGCGTCTGCAATAAGTTTAATTCGAGCATCTGCGAGAGCCTG